TTACCACTAGATTTTGCACTCTCAAACATAGGAAACTCATAATCAACAATATCGCCAGCCTTCATTTCAATATCACCAGGAACTGTGATTTGAATTCTAAAGTGATTCAATAACGACATATGCATTGCTCTTGGTTGCATCCAAAACTTAATGTCATTGCTTTTCTCAGAAGCCGTGTCATTAATTGATAGATATGTTCTAAAAAATGCATATGGAGAATTAAACAATGTCTCGTTCTTAGAATTCTTAAAGGTGTTGACTGGTTTAAATTTGTTAATTAGATTTCCTTGCGCCTCAGCAGTCAATAAATTGTAATCAATATTCTCAAACTTTTGCGAGAATATATCGATAGAAAGTAAACGTGAAGAGAACGATCCATTTGAAACAGAAGTTAACATATCAAAATCATTTATAATATTAAAGTTGTCAATAGAGTCTTTGTTCAACGCAGGATCGCTTTGTGTGTTCTTAAGTTCATATTTAAGTTTTTTATATGGCTTTTGTTTAATCATCGTTTGTAACGACATTAAATTAAAACCATTTTTATTTTCAAAAAAGAAGTAACAAAATTTCTTCTGATCATAACCACGCGCTGTCACCCATTGAATTGCTTCAAATGGACGATATCCTGGAATAATTAAATCAAAAGATCCAGAGGTATCTTCTAAACTTGCAATTCGTTGTGGATCAACATTTAATTCTTTGAGCAGAATATCAGAAACAACATCTTTAATTTTAGTGGATTTATAAGCCTTGCTCACATTTAATGATTCGGATGATAACATCTCATCAGAACAAAAGTGAAGAAGATAAACTTGACCTGAATCAGTAGAAGGTCTTCGATCTGTGGTCTTATAGATTCTAAAGAGTCTTTCTAATGGTCGATTTAGTCCAGGTTTGTCTATTTTGACTTTAAGATACTCATTACCACACATATAGAAGTTGGCAAACGTATCATTACCGTCTTGAATCAAAATATTTCCATTCATCACAGATGAATAGATGTCCTGAAAAATTTGCATCTCAACAAAAATATTGCGCAAATCAATCGTTTGTCCACCAGAATTTATTAACTCAAGATTGACTATTTTATAGTCTTTTGAGTTATAGACACCATTATTATCAGCCATCAGCCATTAAACTCCTGAACTCATCTTCAACTCTTTGAACGAACTTTTCGCTAAGAATTTTGATTGTTCGTTTGGATTCATTAATATTAAATTCATTTGTATAATTTGAGATTGCTTTATTTACTGTGGTGATCTTCAAGATGTAATCTGGATATGCAACAGTTTCTGTGCTCACTGTTAATGATGTATCGGCAGTACCAGGAAGTGTGGCTGGTGTGATAGAATTATCAGAATAATCAACGTCATATTCGCCAATAATATGCGTTTCAACTGATTTATCGATTAACAATCCGTTGTAAATTGATTCTTTGGTTATCTCTTTCTCGTAGTGATGAATCGTTGTAAGTGCTTCATTAATCGTTTGATTGTATTTGTTTTGAATATATGAATCTAACGCATCAGTTGTTAGCGGAAAATCGTAAAATGGATTAATAATTTGATTGTAAAGAAGAATAATCCAGCTGCGATACGCATCGCCATAAAGTTTATGAGCAATAATTTCTGGAGTGTCGGTTTCTTTTACATTATACTCATATGCGAGAGATGTATTGTTCGCCACCTCTCGCAAAAAAGTAGAACGAGCAAGAATATTTGTAACAACTTGGTTGTTTAATGTATTCTTGTCGAATGTATAGATTGTTCCAGGAAAACTTTCGAAGTATTTCATTAGTAACCCTGTTTAACGAGATCTTTGTGCATGATTTCGACTTCCTTAAATCGAAGCTGCATTGAAATTTCAACTGGCATACCATCTTTAAATGCAGTCCACTGTCCTGCGCTTCCGTAGTTTATATCGATACCCTGAAGAACACAAGTTGATATGTTTGGAAGATTTGGATTTCTCGAAGAACCTAGCATAAAAACAATATCAAATTCTGACGGTGGTACGAAGTAACGACCAAGACCCGTTGAAGGAATTTCAGGTGCAGCAAAAAATCTAAATGCTTGAATAATCTTAATTATCGTTTCTGCTTCTTTTTTGTTTCGTGGAACAAATTTAAAATCGAAAAGAAACTCTCTATTTTGAATTGATTTGAAGAGCAATTCTACTTGAGGATTTTGTGCATAACCCGCAGAGAACAAAAGAACATCTGTGATACCTTGACCAAACGCTCCTGTTTTTTCTGCAAAAAAGCCTGCCGCTTCAGATGCTGCAGCAGAACCAGCAGTTTGACCAAAACTTATTTGTTCACTTAGTGCAGCCTCAGACATTGATTTAATAGCTGACTCTCCAGCTTGCATAATCAAGCCAGCATTCCCCAATGCCTGTGTTAAACTTACCTGATCATAATCATTTACTACCGTCTGATTCACTGTATCAGGCATGTAAAGACCAATTGACCCCGCAGCGCGTCGAGTTTTGCGAGTTAAGTCAATAGAGCCAATAATAGCTCCTGCAAACGCACCACCTATAAAACCTTTAACTGCGCCTCCAGCACCTTCACTTATCACTTCTCCCAAATTATCTGCGCCCAATACACCCTCAACCCCTCTTATAACTCCAAGAACAGCTCCCAATCCAGCAATTGATGCAGCATTGTTAAATGGATCTGTGGATCGCCCAAGTTGATTACCGCCAATTCTATTTCCGTCTGCCGTGCTATACTGCTGAAGACCACCCGTAACAGCCTTCTTTACATTATAACTAGACTTGTTTTGAACAGTCGGAATAAATTTAATCCAGTGAAGATGTTTTTCTACTGTACCCACATTTAAAGGGAATCTAAGATCGTTAAACTCATAAGAAGAACCTTCTGCTTTACTTTGCGGACCAGTTGTCTGTCGTTGGCTCCCGTTTGTCGGCGAGGGCGTTTGCGCATTTGATCGTGTGACAGTTGGTTGGCTTACAGGTGATTGTTGAGCCATTAAATGTTCCTATAAATAAGTGATGGCATACAGCGGTAAATTTAGTCCTAAAAATACCAATAAATATTTAGGTGATCCCACAAACATCTGGTACAGATCGCTTTGGGAACGCCGAGTCATGGTGCACTTGGATACAAACTCGAGTGTTGTAGAATGGTCTAATGAAGAGATTGTAATACCGTATTTATCCCCAGTAGATAATCGTTGGCATCGTTATTTTCCAGACTTTTTCGTGCGAGTTCGGAACAAACAAGGGATCCTCGAGGCGATGATTCTCGAAGTTAAGCCAAAAAGTCAGGCTAAACCTCCAGAAAAGAGAAGCAAAATAACTAAACGATACATCAATGAGGTTATGACTTGGGGCGTAAATGAGGCGAAATGGAAGGCTGCTGTCGAATATTGCAAAGACAGGAGCTGGCAATTTAAAGTTATCACCGAAGAAAATTTAGGTATCTGATGCCATCACTATTTGACAAATTGAGTAAAGAAATGACTGCTGATGGGATTAAACCCAGAACAGCACAGGCTCGCGCATGGATACAAAACAAGTTTTTTAAACTTCGAATGCCATCCAATCGATCTAACATCCTCAACGATTCAAGTAGAGTCTCGCCTCAGGCATTTATCGGAAAGATGTATCTGTATCACTACGATCCGAAACTTAAAGACGAACTGCCAGTTTGGGATAAGTTTCCGCTTGTGATTCCTATGGACATCTACAGCGATGGTTTCCTCGGATTAAATCTTCATTATCTCGACCCATACAATCGCCTATTGCTTCTGGATCGATTACATGACTTTATAAACAACGATAAATATGACGATACTACAAGATTTAGAATGTCGTATGATTTGCTCTCTAAATCACGAAGGTATCGATTGATTGAACCATGCATAAAGCGATATCTATTTTCCCATATCATGTCGCCGATTATTTACGTTGAACCAGGTAACTGGGAAACAGCAATATTTCTTCCGTTCGAGAAAATGGTGTATAATAACTAATGGCATTTAATGTAGACACATTTCGTTCACATTTCGCAAAACATGATGATTTTGCAAAAACTTCCAAGTTTGATGTTCGAATCATCGCTCCACCAGGATTGGGGATAAATGCGTCTGATCTTCGCTTTCAGTGTGAAGCCACAGAATTACCAGGTTACACAGTTAATACGGTTGATGGTCGTTACTATGGCGTTGCAAATCCTGTGGCTTCATTTCCAACATTTGCTGATTTAACACTCACCTTTGTTTGTTCTGGTGACTTTTGGGAAAAGAAGTTATTCGACAAGTGGATAAATCTTGTAATTCCAATCAATAATTACAATCCAAATTATAAAGATTCTTATACGTCTCCTAAAATTGAGATTAATCAATTCTCTGAAGTTTCTATAGAAAACGCAGGTTTAGGTATCGCACGAGATTCAAAAACAGCTGCACCTGGAAGCCTTGGCATTGCTCGAGATACATCAGCTGCTAATTTTGGAAGTCTTGGAATAGATGAAAAAGCAGCGCGTGCGAGAGCAGCTGTGCCAATTTATGAACCTACTTCTGTCATCTATAAAGTTTCTTTTTTCGGAGCATTTCCGACAGCGATCGCTCCAATGAATATGAATTGGGCTGATGATAGCATTCATCGCCTCGCTGTGACTTTTAGATATGAATACTGGATAACTGGTGAATTAGAACAATCATCAAGACCTAGATTAGAAAATCCAATGCCTGCACCACGACCACAACAAAATAGAACACCAACTGCTTCTGGTTCGACACCTCCTGTTATTGATCAACGTCCAGCATCATTACCGCAAACCACTCCACCACCTTTCCGAGGTGGCGGAGGTGGAAGATTTGCTGGTGGTGGTGCAAGTGGTGACTTTTAATTTTTAAAATATGGAGTAAATTATGCCTTTGCCAAAAATTGAACATCCTATACATGAAGTGTATTTGAAGTCCTTAGATAAGAACGTTCGTTTTCGACCATTCCTTGTAAAAGAAGAAAAACTTCTTTTAATGGCGAAAGAATCAGAGGATTTAAAAGAGATTACATCGACGATTAAACAAATTATCACGAATTGTTGTTTAGATGAGATCGACGTAGATAATCTTCCAACATTTGACGTTGAGATGTTTTTTCTCCATCTACGAATCAACTCAGTTGGTGAAACGGCTCAAATGGTCTACACATGCAATAATGTTGTAGAAGATCAGCCATGTGGTCACAATACTGAGTTTGAACTATTACTTAAAAACATTAAGTATGTAGAAACAGAAAATCACTCAAGCATTATTAAATTGACGGAAAATGTTGGCGTTAAATTTAATTATCCATCAATCACGATTCCTCAAGCTGCACTAGATGACAAATTCGAAGATGGTGGCTATGAGGTTATTGCAGAATATCTCGACTACATCTATGATGAAAATCAGATATACAAAAAAGAAGATATTATCAAAGAAGAACTCATGACGTTTTTCGATAATCTAACAATCGATCAGGTACAAAACATTAAACAATTCTTCTTAACCAGCCCTCGTGTTGTTCTAGAACAAGAATTAGCATGCGGTAAATGTGGGTTTGTACATAATGTTAACGTGGAGGGTATTCTAAGTTTTTTCGATTAATTTTTGGTTATGACGATTTGAAAAATTATTATACAACGAATTTCTCGTTGATGCAGCATCACAAATATTCTTTAACTGAACTAGAGAATATGATACCTTGGGAAAAGCAAATTTATATAACTATGCTGCAGGAAATGATAAAAGAACAGAACGAAAAGATGAAGATGTTAGAAATGCAACGCAAAAGATAAAATAAATGGCAATAGATCCAAAAGAATTAGCAAAACTCAAAAAAGGCATTCTTAGTGATATTAATAAAAATATCAAAAATGAAGCCTTTGAGAAAGTCGCAGCTCAAGAAGCTGCTAAAGCCAGAGAAGGAAAAGGCTTTATTCGCGGTAGTATCGCAGAAGCAAAAGCCAGATCTAGAGTGGCTGATGAATGGAAAATTGCTACAGAAGGGACCAAAGGTCGCCGATCAGCATTCTTCAAAGGTTTGCTTGGAAGAGATGTTAGCACACTGGTTAAGCAATTAGGCTTAGAGAAATATGAATCTTTAGAATCAGTTAAAGAAGCCAGAGCAAAATTTGGTCTTGATAAAAAGCAGAAGGGTGAGCGCGGCGGTGGTGGTGTAGGTAAACTAGCGAAACCACTCTCACTGATTCTTCGCAACGTGCTTGTTACGCAAAGAATGGTTCAAAATATTGAGCGAGCTCTCACAAAGCCATCTCTTAAATCGGGATATACTTTTGATCCACGCATGTCTGGTGGCGGTCGATATAGAAATCTTGATACAAACAAACTGGCTTCGGCAAAGGAAGCCACCACTGGCGGAAACGCAGCCAGAACAGCAGCACTTACAGCAGCAATCGGTGCAGATGAACAACCATTAGTTAAACTCAAAGAATATCTGGAAGATAAACTTGATGACCTAGATTCTAAGAAATTGATGAAGAGAACTGGTGACGCCGTTTCTTCATTAAACGGTATGACACCAACGCTTGGTCTACTTTCTGTTCACGATAAATTGAACATGCTACTCGCAAGAAGTGCATTAGGAGGACTGGGAGGACTGGGTGGAGGTGGAGGTGGTCGTGGAAGGGGTCGTGGTCGTGGAAGAGGTCGTGGCAGAGGCGGTGGAAGAGGATTTGGTGGAATTGGTGCACTGGCAGGAGCAGCTGCAGGTGGATTCCTCGCATATCAAGCAGTTGATTCATTGCGTGATCCAAATTTAGAAATTCAAGGCGGCGAGGCTTTGAAAGAGCAAGCAATGGCGGCAAAGACTCCAGAAGAAAAGAAAATAGTTGGTGATCAAATTGCTGCTGAAAAGAAAGATATTAAATTACAAGCAGCAGCAACAGGTGCTGGTGGTGCAGGCGCAGTTGCAGGTGCAGTTGCCGCAAAGAAAATTGCACAAACTGCAGTTGTAAAGAACGTTAAATCAAAAGCATGGGATTTATTTGTCGGCTTCGTCAAGAAAAGAGCACCAAAACTATTCGCCAAAATCGGAGCCAGACTTGCACTTGCGGGTGGAATGGCGACTGTGCCAGGCATTGGTTGGGTAAGTGCTGCTGTCACGATCGTTGGCAGTTTATGGCTGGCTTATGATCTTTATCAATTATGGCAAGAATTCTCTGCATTATCAGATGCTGAAAAACAATTATATGATGAGAAG